ATAAGTATAACGTTTATTAATCTGTATTTTCTTCACTCTCCTGTAAAAACATATCGTTTACATATTCTGATATGTATATTAAAGTTTTGTTGCTTAGGAACTCTATTTTGTATTGTATTGCTTTTATTTTAGCATCTCTATCAAATGAAGAATAGTTTTGTGTTATGTCGCTTAGGAATATGTCTAATTGTTTATTGTACTTTCTGTACATTGGAAAGTTGTTTAGAGAGTGTAATACTGTAGCGTGATGGTATGTTTTTAGTCCATTATCTTGGTGTATATCTCGTATTTTACAAAGTGTGAAGTTTAAATACTTAAATAGTATCACATTAAACAACGACCTTATTTCTATGACTTGTTGTTTTCTACCCTTTGCAAAAGGATTGATATTAGTTAGTCTTTGTATTGTCTTTGCGAGTTCTTGAGCTTTTTTTGTTCTCTTCTCGTTTGTATCTTGAGTGTAGTCTTTGTATTTCATATAAGTAATGTTCTATTAATTTTTTATTATTTTTTTGTCTTGCTTCTTCTAATTGTTCAATCAGATAAGTATAAACCTTTACATATAATGTTTTGTGCATTTTTATAGTTCTCCCCTTAATGTATAACTATGTAAATCCACACCATTTATAAAAAATGTTCTGTATCTATCTATTGCTTCGTGTGTTTTACGTTTGCCTTGATTATAGAAATCTTCGCTTACTGTGTATATTCCTATATCTAAACTTGATTTATCTATAACAACAAATCTAAAATCTTCGTAATGTCTTTCAAATAACTTACAATAAATATATACCTGAATATCATAACCAAACTTTCTTGCAGAGTATTCAAAACCTTTTATGTCTGTTGTGGTTTTTAAATCTACTAAATACTTTCCTATTGCATCTGCTTTACCTCTAAATGCCAAACCATCTATAACTCCAATTGTAGCTTTTTCAAACTCACAATCACTTATCATTTGTAAAGCACTTTCATTTTGGTAAAATGCATCTTGCAATCTTTCTGCATCTGACTTTTCTTTTATTGTATATACTTTGCCATACTTAGCTAATGCTTCTTTATATTTCTTGGTGTTCTTACTTTGTACTTCAATAAATCTTTGTTTTGCAAATTTATCTGGTTCTAATATACTCATATGAAACAAATGCCCATCTCTTAGTGCTTGACTATCTGGTTGTCCATACTGTGTAACATAGTGATACTTTTTTGGACTTGAATACAGAAGTTTTATAGAAGAACTACTCAAAGCGTGTTTACCAAGATAATTATAATAGAAATCATCACTATCCATTTTCTTTAGTATTTCTTCTTTATCCCATTCTTCAAGGTTTAGTAATTGTATCATATTGTTTTACTTTGTAATTCTAAGTAGAATTTTTTGTATTCTTCTGCTAATTCGTGTGCTTCAGCTCTACTTTCTAAGAGTTTGTCCATTCTAAAGTTTGCTTCTTTTAATTGCATTTCTAAAGCATTTACATATAAATAAGATGTGCTTAGATAGTTTGATAGTATCTCTATTTGTTTGTTTTTAGGTTTGTCTTTTACTGCCTTTAGAATAATATCTGAAGCTGCACTAAAATCACCTTGAAACTTTAACTTAAGAAGTTCTCTGCTCATCTCTAAATACTTTTGCACACACAGCTAGTCTTTGGTCTGTGTTTTTATATTCTTTTACCATTACTGCATCAGACATACATCTTTGCATATAGGTTTTTCTATCTTCTGTTTTTTTAGGTTTCGGTATCGGCATTTGTGTTTGGGTTTATAATTCTTGCTTGTTCTTCTCTTAACAAATATACATTTTTATTTCTCTTGGATTTATTCCACATTGTAGTGTTAGGACAATACAATTCTTGTTTTTGTAAGTCTATAAGTTCGTTTAGCCAAAAAAGATAGTTTGCTTTTGGGTCTGATACATAGTAAAACTTTTCTATATCTGTGTCAAGATTCATAAGTACATTATACTTGCTTACTTCAAGTATTTTGGTTTCATAATATTTTTCTCTAAACTTCATTTCTATAACAGCTTTTCTACCTTTTGGTGTTGTTCCTTGTGCATCAAATGGTAAGCAAGTTTCTCCAGTATGTATTAAATCCCATCCTTCTAAATTAAATGCAAATACTACAGCTTTTTCTAAACTATGTATTTTCTTTATCATAAATATCGTTTAAATGAGTTATCCATTGCTTTATACGTTTCGGACTACAAGTGCATAACTCTTGATACTTATGGTTAAAATATTTAGCGTGTAATCTCATTATTAATTTATAATATTTATTTTCTAATCTATCTGTTGTGTTAATTCTAAATTCATCCCATTCTATTTTATCTTCTTCTTCCATATATCTTTTATATCTATCTCTATGTCATTCCATTGTTTTCTTCTTCTATCACACTCACAATTAGGATATATCTTTTTCCAGACATACCTAATACCTGTATATTTTGTAATGTAATAAACTAAATCTCCTAATTTCATTTTTTAAATTTTTTATATATTCTGTAAAAGCTGTAACTAACATAACCTAATATCAACAAGGTAAAACATATTGGACAAGGGTGTATAATTGTAATCATAATAAATCTTGTATTGGTAATAAAATCCCTTTAGATGTATTGTTATCTCCACCAAGTACATCTCTTTGTGTTTTGTAATATTTTCTACAAATTTCTTTTAAATTTTTTGTTGGTATAAGATGTAAATTATCACCAAAAGCAAAACAATAATAATCACTTTCAGTTTTTGTTATACCACTATTTTTTCCCCTTGATTTATATTCTACAAATATGTTACCAGTATCTTTAGCTTGTAAATCAAATTTGACTTCTATTTTTTTATTTGTTAAAATATCATACAATTCTTTTTCTTTTATATTTCCTATTTGTAAATCATATTTAAAATCACTATTAAATTTCATAGTTTACTTTTTATTTTTTGTTTTACTTTCTGGTAAGTATTGTATAAACTTCTATACTCTATTGTTGTTTCTCTTGACAAAGCAGAAATGTTACCTTCATCTTGTATAAGTTCAAATACTTTTTTATCATACCAATGCATCTCGTTTAGTGCTTTGGTTACTTTGTTGTATGCTTCTTCAAACATATTTTCTTCTTCAAGCTCTACTTTATTTTTTGTGTCTATGATGTGTTTGATGTATTCATCTTTAACATCTATTACTTGCATTCTTTTTTCTTTTCTACACAAATCAATAAACATACATCTTAAAGTTTTGTATATGTAGAAGTCATTTATATCTCCTTTATAAGTTATATCTATACCATTGTCAATCATTATAAGTAATTTAAGATACATAGATTGTACCAAATCTTCTGCTGTATCTGGGTTACATTTCCAACTTAAACAATAGGAAATCCATTTATTATGTTTGCTTACAAGTATATCTTTTATCATAATATCTTGCCTTGTGTTCTTCTTGGTATAGGGTTTACACCTTCTATTTCAAAACCAGTATTGTTTTTTAAGCTCTTCATTAGTACAGGCATATCTATAGGTGTACATTTACCACCTGTGTCTATGTTCTTACATTTAAGTATTGCTATCCTTGAGTACATCCAATCTGTAGGAGAATAAATGTATCTGTGTATTCGTATCATATTATCACACCTATTGTTAAACATAGAACCATATTCAATAGAAGCTGCACTTGGTGGTGTTGGTTGGTTTTCAAAGTCGTGTCCTTTAGGGTGTACTTTTCTTGATGCTTCTGTAGCAGCGTGTGTACAAATGTAAGTTGAAACATTGTTTTGCTTACAGAACAATCTAACTTCAGACAGAGCTTCATAAGTATACTCATAAGAGTTTGTACCTTTAAGTTTGTCTTTATCTTTAGCAAGTGAGTTCCAAGGGTCTATAACAAATGCTTGGTAGTCCCACGCTTTTTTTAATTGGTTTGCTAAGTCTAATATTTGAGTATAGCTATATAATCTTGTAGTGTCTATGAATTTAAAATGGGAATCTATCCATCTTATTCTTTCTTTATATATAGCTTCTGGTATTTTGTTGAATACTTCGTTTTCTAAGTATTCTAATATCTTCCTGTAGATAGTATAGGTTTCGTTTTCGCTTGAGTACACAAGCCATCTAATGTTATGCTTCAAAGAATAAAGTGTCATTAGATACAATAATACAGATGTTTTACCCACATTAGAATGTCCTACTACAACATTCATAGCACCATACTTAAAACGTAGGTATTCATCTAAACGAGAGATACCGAGCTTTAAACCAGTCTTTAGTTTTCCTGCTCGGTAGTCATCAAGTTTTTTAATCTCATTGTCAAGATTGATAAACATTAGAAGGGTAAATCATCTTCATAAGTTTCTCTATCTGGTGAATATTCAGCGTTTGAAACTTCCTTTGATTCAGATACTTTCCAACCTACTAATTTGGTATAGTATTTGACTATATTATCCTTCTGCCATCTTGAACCCCTTATGTTGTAAGATATTGTTACAGTATCTTTAACGTTAAGGTTTAGTATTTGATTAACTTTATCATTCCAAAACTCTATACAAAGTACTTGTGGGTACTTCTCTTCAGTTTTAAGTATAAGGTTTCTATACTTGTTTGTTCCTTTACTCGCAATAGAATCTCCTATTTCCAATATTTGTCCTTTTATTTCAGCCATTGTTTATCCAGTTTAAAAAGGTTTGTGCTGTTTTTACTACATCATCAGCAGTTGATTCTGTACCTGCGTGAAATTCAGATGCAGCTTTAATTACTGTTTGCCTAATAATGATTTGGTCTTTATTAGTATAAGTAGTTTTAACTTGATTATTTACAAACTTAGCTTTGTTTTTTGCTTGGTCTAAGTCATAAGTTGCATCATCACCTTCATTGTAAGGTAAAGGTTTTGTAGAATAAATATTTGGATTGTGTCCATTTGCAAATGTTACTACATAGTTATGCATAGTAGCACCATCTTGTGTCTTGAAACTACTGCTTTTTACAATAGTTTTTATTTTACTCGTATAAATCATATTCTTGAATTTGTTGGGTTAGTATTTCTATTTTAGCTTCTAGCTCTTGTATTTTATTTCTAAGAGCTGTAGTTTCTGCAAAACCATAATTTAAGTTTCGCAATCTTTGTAAATCTTCTAAATGTGTCATAATTATAAATTTTCCTAAAGTTATAAAAAAAAATTTTATATAATTTCTTTTGTGTTTATACACATTTGTGTATATTAGACAGAATTTTAAAATTAATATTATGAATGAAGAGCAATATTGGGAAAATCTTTCTACACATTATGAAAGGTTTTCAGATTATGGTGAAGATGACTAAGAGATAGTTATACTTACACTAATAACCACCTTCTTAGGTGGTTTTTTTTTACTTATATTTTTCTATAAGTTCTTTCAAATCATTTGTAGATAGTTTTACTACCTTTCTTGCTTTTCTATGTAGCTTATCTGCTGTACCTTTTCCGTATTTCTTATTTAAGTTTTTACCAAAAGTGTATTGAGCACCTTGTTCAAACAAATTGCATTTTGGGCATTGTACTTGTACATTTGTTTCATCCCATCTTGTACTATAATGTTTTCTACTCATAAAATGTCCTGCGTGTAGTCTTTTAATGTCATCTACTTTACCACAAGTAAAACATTTTGCTTTGCCATTTTTTGAGTATCTGTTTCTTATGTATAAAGAAAATAGTTTGTCAAGTTTTTTGACAAGTTTACTTCTTGTCATCTATCCATAGCTTGAAGTAAAGTTTTACCTATAGCAGAATTTATATCTTGTATCATTCTATATATTTTTTTAGATAATCTTTTTACTTCTAACCTTTCTTTCTTTGTGCTATCTATACCTAAGTTGGTATATAAATGTGCATCTATTTCAAGTAACTTATCTATTTTTTCTTTATCTGTAATAGGCATCTTTATAATTTCTTCAAACATACAATTTTATAAAATAACATTAAACATCTCTACTATATATATAATTTATTATAATAATATAATACTATATATAATTATTACTATATATATATATTAAGAAAATACTAATTTTTTTTTGATTTTTCGTAAGTTCTTCCAACAAAATATGCACCATACACGGTAACAAGTAAAGTTTGAAAGATAGGTATATACTCTTCTTGTACTTTAAAACCACCTATATTACCATCTGTAAATGCAAGTAATGTAAACATAGCTGTAAGAAATATCAAAACCAAAGGTCTTATACTACGAGTTAAGAAGTTACCATTCTTTGTATCATACTCCCATCTAGCTGTTACTTCATTCTGTGCTTTTTCATCAGCTTGTTTTATAAGCTCAGATAGCTTTTGCTTTGCTTCTAAGCGTTCTTCTTCACTCGTGTGTAGGTTATCTACCACTTTTCCAATATCGTTGATTAGAGAGCCTGTAATTAAGCTAAATATTTTTTTCATACCATCTAAAATGTAAAGTTATTATCAATAAGAAAATGTTTACTTCGTAACTATATTCTTCTTCAGGATTGTCGTAAAAGGTTACTCCAAGAAGTAAACCAGTATTTACTATGTTTAATATTTTAAATTCCATTAATAAGTCCACACAACACCTTGTGCTTTATCTTTGTCTATGTCAGCGTGTATAAATGTTTTTGCAATACCTAATCTTTTAAAACCTACATCAAGTAAACAATTTATTAAATGGTATCTGTCTGTAGAGTTTGTGCATTTTATATCTACTGCTAAACCTTTTAAATGAGATGATGCAGAAGTACCACCTACTTTATTGTTGTGTTCTGCTGTGCGATAACCAGAGTTTATTACTATAGGTTTGTCAAACTTTTCTCTTACCAAATCTAACATATCTAACAAATCTTTATTCATTAGTTTACCAGAACCTATAACATCTGGACTATCAAATTCTGTGTAATTAAAATATTTCAAAACTGTGATGCTTTATTTATGTTGTTTATATCTTCTTGTAATTCTTGTAAGCTAGTAGGTAGTAGTAAATCTAAACCTGCTTTGTAAGATTTCTCTAACACACCATTCTTAAATATAAGCAGAGATGGTGTCATTCTTATTCTATACTTTTTCTTTGCAATTGGTGATTTTACAATATCTACTCTATAGTATTTTGCATCTTGTATTTGTTGCCACTCAGCAAAACAATTTACTTTATTAAACTCTGCCCAAAATTCTACAAGTATTGTATCTTCATTGTTTTCACCAAAAGCAGAACTATCAGAAATAGTATCTTCAAAATTACTATCATCTATCCAATACTCATCTGGTACATCTTCTTGAGTGTACAAAACAAGACTAAAAAACAAAAAAATATATTTTATCATTTTTTTTGTAATTCGTATAATCTCTCATCTAGCTTATCTATCTTTTCTAATATGACATCTACATCTTCTTGTGTGTCCATAATAGTTTGTCGTATAAGCTCATCCTTTAAATCATATTCAGTTCTGGATATATTAGGTGCAGGTAGTTCCTTAGCTTCTGCAATATCTGATTTAAGAGTAAACCACATACCTGCTAAAGTGATTGTAAAACTAATGATTATACCAATAGTTTTTAAATCAAGTGTTACTTTCGTATTTTCACTAACTTCTGCCATCTAACACAATCCACACTGTACACAAAATATACAATCCATTATTTTAAAGTTAAATTAATTCCTACGTTTGTTTGGTATATTTCACTATCCCAAAACCTAGTGTACTCACCTTCTATGAATACTCCTAATACTTTGTTTATCTTCCATCCAAACATAATACCTGCTTGGTAATCATCCCATTGTTCTAAACTTGAATCTTGTCTTAGTCCACCTTTACCCCAATTGTTTCTATTTAGATATGAGAATGTTTCTTCACCTTTAACGTATTTATGATATGGCAATATCCAACTACCAAAAGCGTGTAGCCAAAAATTACTCTTGTAATGGTAGAAATCAAATGCCACTACAGGTGCTACTTCTGCAAATGCATCAAGCTCTGACCATACTTCATTATTGAATCTATTCATAAGGTTACCAAAAACTCTATCTCTAAAATCTCTATCACCATAAGCTACAATATCTCCTTGCTCGTTTCTCCATATCCAATCAAAAAAAGATTCTCCTGTATATTCGTTTGTATAGGTAGTTGGTTCATCTGTATAACCATAAAAATAACCTAAGCTGTACCAAGGGTTTAATGGTTCTTCTATGTTTGTTTCTGGATTTATAAATGTTTCATTTAGCCATATCTCTATAGGATTGTACCCATAAGGTCGTTGATGAGTGCGATACAATGCACCCAACGAAAAACTTAACTTTTTACCAATAGGTAGTCTGGCTCTAAGTTCTCCAGAAGTATATTCAAATCCTACTTTACCTGATTCTCTTGTTTCAAACTTTGCTATGTGGTATTTACCTGTATGTCTAACAAAGAATCTTTTGTTGTTATACTCATCACCATTTATTCTTTCTTTTTCAAAGTGTAATAAATACTCTAAACCTTTAAATGCAGATGTAGGAGATGACAAACCTATATTGTTTTCTGTGCCATTGTAGAAGTTTGGTTTATTCTCATATCCAAATCTAGCAAGTTTACGAATACCTACACCATATCTATAATCGTATGGGTGATATATAGTTTCATCTATTACTCTTGGTATGTCGTATAGATTATCTGGATTTGTTCTTATAAAGTAATCTGGTTGCTCAAGTTTGGCATTACCAACATTACCTGCTACATATATAGTTCCGTATTGTAAAAAATCTTTGTACAGATTATTAAAAAATTGTCCGTAACCTATAGTGCTTATTAATAATAATGGTAATAGTTTTTTCATTTGTTTTCTTGATATGATACACCTAAGAATGTATGTACACCTTCACCTTCACTAAAATCTATTTCTTTAGACTTCCATCCGTAAGGGTAAGATATTGTTTCATTACCTTCTTCATCTGTAGTTGTTAATTCTTCTTTTTTCCATAGTACATCTATGTGGTACTTATCAGAAAGCACAGGTGCTTTTGTTTCATTACCATCTTCATCATACTCTCCTTGTTCTAATACTACGTTTCCTAAATCTACAATAGAGTGATTATAGTTAGGGTGTTTTGTACCATCATCATCTGTTATGGTAGGTAGTTTACTTAGAGCTGTTTCATATTGCTCTTTGGTATTAAATTCATATTTTTTAAAAATTATACTCATATCTTATGTTGTCAAAGTTGTTAATTCTGCATCTGTTAATATTGTGTCAAAATACATAAGCTGTTTACACTTACCAAAAAAATCATCACCACCATCACCCCTATCAAAGTTTATCCTGTCCAAACCTGCAAGTGCATTTGTATGAGAAGTATTAGTAGCTCTCTCACTACCATTTACCCAAAGTGCATAGTCGCTTGATTTATATTTTATTGCAATCTTGTTAAAATTTGTGATTGTAGCACCATCAAATTGTAAAGTAAATTGTGAAGCACCACCATCTATAAATTGCATAGCAATTCTATTTGAACTATTTAGATAACTTAAAAGTATTCTATCTGTAGAACCATTAGAAACAGATATATCTCTAAGTGAAGAATCATTAGCAAGTGCTGCTATCTCTGCAAATAACACACCTTCTGAAGTATTTATAATAGTAGAATTACCTGCACTATTACAAGTATCTACAGTTCTTGTTGTTGCACTACTACTTGTTGGAATATAAGATGTAGCAACACTTGATTGCTCTATTTGGGCTCCCCAAATCAATATACCAGAACTACCATCACCTTGTGATGATGCATTTCTTGCTGAATCGGAAGCATCTATAATGCCTACACTAAAATAACCTGATGTACCTGATGGTGTAGCTGTAGCTGATATTCTATACCAACCATTACCATAATTTTGTACATCTGTTGTGTGCCCTGATTCTGCTGTTACAACACCATTTTCTAAATTTATATTGCTGTGAGTGTTTCCAAAATCACTTCCTAAAATAATCTGTATAAAATTCTTTTGTAGTTTTTTTGCAAATATAGAAAATGTAAAAGGGTTTGTAGATACAGTTTCAATTTTAAATAGAGTATGTGCAGAATTATTAGAATCAGTAAAAAATTTATTAGCAGTAAAAGAACCTAAAGGTGAAGTATCTACATTAGGTGTATTGTTTGAATTAAATTTTGTAAAATAATTATCAAAGTTTTCAGAGTGAGTAACTAAATTTTGTTTACTAGGTTCTAACAACAAATGTGGGTTTTGTGGGTTGTTTGGACTATAATCTAATCTTGGTTGATTAGATGATGCTATTTCTATAAGTCCATCTTTATTTACTCTTGTGCCATTTGTAGTACCTGAATAATTAAAATCACCATCACTATTACTAGGTATAACAGAATACAAATTATCTGTAGAACTACTGGAATTGAAACCAGAAGGTATCATTACAAGTTTTGCTTTCTTATGTATTTCTGCTAATGACATTAACTTGTTAATTGTGTTAGTTCTGCATCTGTAAGTGCTTCTTTAAATACTGCAATACATTTGACCTTACCAATATAGTCTTGACCACCATCTCCTCTGTCAAAATTTAAAGTATTCAATCCAGTAGGCATAGTAGCACTTGTGTCAGTCCCAACTTTTGCTCCGTTAACAAATAAAGCAAAATCATCAGTTTTATATTTTATAGCAATTTTAAAAAAATTAGTAACAGCAGGAGAAATAGTTGTTGTTAAATTTACTGTGGTTGTACCACCACTCTTTATTAAAACTTGTATTTGATTGTTTGTACCCCTAAATGAAAAAGTAACTGAATTGCTTGAAGCACCTGATGATATAGAAAACTTTTTATTACTTCCAACAGCTTCTGCTAAAGAAGCAATTTCTGCATATAGCACACCTTCACTATCATTAAATAAATCAGAATTACCACTACTATTTGCTCTTTCTGCAATTCTCGTTGCTGTAGAACCAGTTGTAGCTATGTAAGATGTACTAAACGCTTGTTCTTCTATCATAGCTCCCCATAAAAAAATACCTGAACTACCATCTCCAGCAAAACTATATGTATCATCATTACCTAGTCCTATAACAACTCTATCTGCTGTACTTGCAGCTGCTGTAAAAGAACATCTAAACCATCCATTTGAAAATTCAACCATTGAAGAACTTGCAATAGTACCTGTTTCAGTTTTTACACCTGTATCTAAATTAAAGGATACAATGTTACCTGTTACTGAAGTTTTTCCTATTGCAGCTCTAATACAATTATATTCTCCTTTCTTTGCAAAAAATGATAAAGAGTAAGTATTGCTATCTGTTAAAGTAACAACCTTGTCTATTCTATGAGTATTGTTGTCAGTTGTTGGAACTATTTTATATACATTAGCACTACCTGATGGAGAGCTAATTGAGCTTAAAGCATCTGTAGTTCTTATATTTACCCATTGACTAAAATCTTCACTATAGTCAAATAAATTTGTACTACTAGGTTCAAGCAATAAGTGTCCACTTGTGTTGTTAGTAAAATCTATTCTTGGTGTGTCGTTACCTTGTGATGCTTCTATAAGTCCTGCTTCATTCACTCTTGTAGCAGTTGATTCTCTATGAAAATCAAAATCACCATTAGCATCTACAGGTATTGCACTACCTATCTTATCTTGTGAGTAACCTGTAGCTGTAAATACAATACTTGCTTTGTTAGGAATATTTGCTAATATTTTATCTGTAGCATCTGAGTTCTCATAATATGTAGAACGATTGTACAACTTATTGGTTGCACTAGAATCAAAGTACATATCACCAAAACCTTCTGGTTTACTTTCTCCCCAATTGCTTCTGTGATAAATTTCGTTTGCCATTCAAAAACACTTTTAGTTTCTTAATATTTTTATTTTTTGGTTTATATGTTAAAGTACCCATCCGTTAAATAAGCTGTCCTTTTGAGGACTAATATCTTCGTTTACATTTGTATTATATTCTGGAAATGAAGATTGATTAAATGTTATGTAATCTATCATTCTAGTTGTATAATACTCTGCTAAATTTCTTTCTTTGTTTACTAAAAAATCTATTTCATCTTTAGTAGGTGTTTCTCCATTTTCGCTTGTATGCTTAAATAGTCCACCATTTTTAAGTTGGTAAGCAGCATAAGGTAAATACTCCACAAGTGCAAAATGTATAAGCATAGGTGCTATATAAGTATTTACAAGTGTTTGATATGCACCAGACAATCCACTTCCTAATATATCAGATTGTAGTTTGTCGTATAGTTTACTACCTATATAGTTACGAATGTGTATCTCTTGTGATATCTTCACAAATTGTATAAGCTTGTTTGTATCACAATTTCCATCTATGATACTGTTTTTTACAAGGTCTGTTCTATTTATAAATAATGCTGTTGCCATTAGTTCTTAAATCCCATTTTATTCCAATACGCTGCTGTATAACCTTTTCTCACCATATCCTTTGGTGCTACAGGTACTTTCTGTGCATTAGGTTTTGTTTTGAATCCCCTACTTCTAGCTTCTGTAGTAGATATGACTTCTCCTAAACTCTTATTACCTTCTCTTCTTGCATATATTCTTCTAAACCATTTGTGATGACATCTTGCACCACCTTTATATAACCATACAGAATATTTATCAGAACCACCTTTACCAAAACCTGCATTGACTACTTTATCTTCCATAGCCATTATATCTTCTTTACGATATACTTTTTTTGCAGAAATCATTTTTTTACAAAACTCTCTTGAATTGGATTGTGTTTTTTTAGGTTCATACATATATCTTGTTAAAAAGATAATATCTTCTTGTCCTTCTTGTTTGCTTTTACCATCTTGCTCACTTTCTCTATAAGGTTTTGCACTACCTGTGTTTGCAAGTTCTACTTTGTTAAGCTCACTTATTTTTGTGTCTAGCTCATCTTCTAAATCATAATCTACTTCTCTCTCATCTATAAGTTCAAAGTCTTTTAGAAGTTCTTCTTCATCTTGTCCTAAATCTATAAGTGCATCTGCTACTTCTGTGTCTATGAATTTATCTATATCACTAGATAAATCAACACAACATTCTTGACTTAATTTTACACCAGTTTCTTCTTCTCTTGTTTCTTCGTCAATTATAGCGTTGTCTTGGAAATCTAAAGGTTGTAGTGTCTTAAAATATAAATTTAGAGCAATGTCATTGTATGCAAGTATTTTATCAAATGATTCTATTAGTAGATTCTGAAAAGGTCTAATAACTATATTCATCATTAGCTTGGTAGCAGTTTCTAATTCATCTGCATTATTACCCAAACCAGTATTGTCTTTTATACCAAGTAGCATAGGACTTACAACTCTATGTGCAACCATAATCTTCCTTGAACTCTCATCACTTAAGAATTGATATTGGTTGTGTGCATCACTTAGTTGTACAGGGTCTATTGTAGCTGCTGTTTCTGGACTATCATTAAATGCAAGTATAAACTTACCTGCATTACTACTACCACTAAACTTATCGTATATTCTTCTTTCTATTCTTTCCCTTTCTTCTGCTGAAGGTGTGCCAGAATTAAAATTAATAAGCATAGAAGGACTTAAACCTGATTGTATATTGTTTATATGAAAATTACTTATTTCTTCTTCTAAGTCAGCGTATTGAAGCCCACCTTGATAATCTGGAGTAGAATAGTACTTGTATCCTGCACGATATGGTTTTACATATAGTATTTCTATAGATTCTTTAGAAAAGCCGAATGCAGAAATTCTTTTAAGCTCTGAGCTGTGTTTGTACTTACTCCAATCTGCAAAGTAATAATATGCTTCTATTTCACCTTTATCATTACATTTCTCTGCTGCTAATGTTTCTACAGGCAAGTGTTCCACTCTTGCAATCTTACTTCTGTTTTGATTGTATATAACTTGCATAGAGCATTGTCCAAATAGTTTTAAGTCTGTACATAACTTTCTTACACAATCTTTGTGTAAAAGTGTAATAGCTTGTGCATATGCTTCTGGTTTTCTATTGCTATCTGTAGCATCTAAACCTTTGCCAAATATCATATCTGATATACCATTTATAATAGCGTTGTTGGTAGGACTACCATTGTATCTATCAATAAGGTATTGGAAGTAAGAATTTTTATCTCCGTATGTTACAAAGTCCTTATTCTTCTTTTCTTCTATTTCTGGACTTACATAGTTAGATAAATTTATAGCGTGTATCATAATACTATGTAATCGTTATCAAATGTGTTGTTTGTTGTGTACTCATTGTTATTTACGTTATATACACTTTGTTGTGTAGATTGAGCTGTACAAAATAATTTATCTCTATAGGCAAGTGTGTTGTCTGTTTTTTTTACTTCAAGTGTATAAAAGTGTCCTTCTCTAAAAGGTGCATTACTTGAACCAAAAGTTACAGATGCTGTTAGAAGATTCTCATTTGTATCAACAGATGTAGAAACAGAGTTTGTAGTTTCTGATTTATTGGTTTGTTCATCTGTTATACTATAGTTTAGATTTATCGTGGTTGTAGGATAATCTATTCTTGGAATGAACTTTAATGTTTGTGTTTGATTTACATTAATAATCTTCATATAAGTATAACGTAAAAAAAACAAAATTTACTATAAAAAAAAACCACCTTGATAGGTGGTCTTTGATTTAAATTTTATTGATTTTAAAAATTATCAATTGCATAGTCACCACATTCTCTCAAAGTTTTTGTTTTGTAGTCAAAACCATCTTCTTTCATTTTCTTAAGGACTATGTTTGGGTCAATGCACATATCTATACATAGACTCACAATATTGTGAAAGTGCATTACAGCTTCATATTGAGCTTTTCTTTGTCTTTGCTCTTCAGCAAATTTAGCTTGATATTCTGCAACTATTTTATTAGATTCAATGGTTTTTTGTAAAAAAAAGAAGGGGCAAAAATACCCCTTCCAAATTTAAAACTAACCTATGAAAAAATTCATACACTACAAATGTACAAATATTTTATTAAGCAGGACTAATAGGTGTCGCTGAAGCTATATCTGGTATAGTACAGAAGAATGGTGGAAATACTTCACTAGCTGTTACTGTCAAAGTAAATCCTTGTAAATCTCCTGCTGCACTACCTGTAACGATAGTACCACCAGTTACTTCACCACCATTATCTCTACCTACCAACATTCTCTTAGTAGTGCCTGCACCATCTGGGTACATTTCTACTACATAATGCGCTCTACCCCTTGAGAGAAGTTTTATCTCTTCTTGTGTAGCTGCATCTAAGATTTGGAATGTAAGATTTAAAGTAGTTTCATAGAACGTAGTACCATTCTCTCTTGAAGAATTGATAACTGTTTCCATAGATGAGTTACCACCTTTTAGTTCAAATTTAAAAAACTCTGCAGAGTTATCAGTAGGTAAAGTAATTGTACCATTAGTATCTCCAAGAGCTGATATAACTGCACTATAATCTAAAATGTAAACATTCTTTATTCCTGCATACGCTGGTTTACATCCAAGATTTCTTCCTTTTGTTATTGCACAACTCATATTTTTAAAATAAAAAAGGGTGAGTAGGCACTCGGCTTACCCACCCCTTTGGTTAATAATTAAGTTTATTATGTAGTCGCTGTAAAGTGCTTAGCATCAGCAGAGATACCAACTTGTGTACCTGCTGTGAATCTAGCAATTACTCTTACATTTTGACTTCCATCTAAGTCTGCCATATCTAATAACTTAACTTCGTTGTGGTCTGATAACAAACCAGTACCAAAGAATAAGTTAGAATTTTGTGCAACGATTGCTCTGTTGCTTGACATACCTGGACATCTCTGAACTTTTAGTCCTTCAAAAGTCAAGTTTCTTTGGAAGTTAAACCAAAGTGAACCTTGACCATCAATACCATCAGTTGTCGCTGGAGATACTCCACTTGATATAGCAGAAGAGAAACCACCCAATGCTCTAACATATGATTGATATACATTGTTAGGTATGTAAATAGTTACATCATCTTTGCCATATACAGCAGAAGGAATGTTATCTACTACTTTGCCTAAGAAAGTAACTACGTTGCTAGAAGAGATAGTTGAGCTACCTACACCAGATAGTGCAGAAGAGCTTAGTCTTTGCTCAAAACCTTCAAACAAGTTGTTTCCTGAAGCAGCAGAATCATCACCACTCCAAATGTTATTCTCTACAGTTTCTGCAATCTTACCTGCAACATAACCTAAAATATAATCAGCTAGGTTGTCTGGTAGTTTGTCATAAGCAGAGTATCCCATTTGGATAGCTTCCCAATCTGAACGGAAATCAGCTTTACATAGTTGTAAGTTGACTTGTAACTCTTTTGGTTCTAAGATTGATTCTCCTAGAGTAAGAGTTGAAGTAGGGTCAAAATCACAAGTAGCATCTTTGACTACATCATCGGTGCTAAGTGTTTTTAATACTTCTTTAAATTTAACATTAGGTTTGATTGTAATCGCACCATCATTTAGTGTTTTACCTGAAGTAAGTGCAGCAGAAATATATTGCCCTGCAAATTCACCAGAGTAAGTTGTTGTTATTGAAGTTGTTGTACTCATTTCTTTATTTTATTATTTATTATATTTCTCCTACAGTTATTGAAGAACTAGCGTTTCCGTTTCCAAACAAGAAATAGTTTGTACCATCACTTGAAATTTCTACGAAATCACCGATGCTTTCTGCACCATCTTCAAATGTTACTTTGTCAACAGCATCTGCTTCTACAATCGCACCATTTACAATTACACCACCATTAAGAACATCTCTATTGTCTGATGGAGTTTGTACTACTGTGTCTGTTGAAAAAGCTGCTGATACTACAAATTTGAATTTCAATCCTGCTGAAACTGCAGGAAGTGTAACTGTGTACCCTGTACCAGATATTAAAAATGTTTTACCACTATCAGCACCTGTTAAAGTTACATCTGCTGTAAGTGTTTCGTATTCGTCTAAGATACGAATTACATCGTTAGAAAATGTTGTTGTTGTTGCCATTATTTATTAAATAGTTTATTGAACACAATGTCTTGTGTAGTTAATGTTTTATTTTGAGAAAGAAGATTAATTTTCTTTTTAGAAACTTCTTCAGGATTATGTGCTATTGGTTCTACAGCAGCAGATAATTCTTCTTTTACTTCTTCAGACATTTTCTCTTCTTTTTTGTGCTCCATCAATTTCTTGATGTGTTCCTTTAGCTCTACAGCTAAATTGTCCATTTCTTTCTTGAGTTCATCTTTTGTAACGTACTCAAGTTTTTCCTTTTTTTCTTCTTCGTGTTCAGCAGCTTGTACTGCTTCTACTTCTTCTTGTTCTTTTACCATAATTTCATCAATTATTCCTTCTTCTATTACTGTTAAAGTTTTACCATCTTCCATTAAATACTCTCCTACAGGTAGTGCTACTCTCTCATCTTCTGTTTTTATAAACACTTCGTTACCTTTCTCAAAAGACTCTGCTTCTAAGATTGTTCCGTTCTCTAATTTAAGTTCTGCTAGTTTCACTTCTTCACCTAAAAGATATTTAATTTTAGATAACATTTGACTTGCTTTCATATAACTATAACTTACTTATTAATTTATTTTACATTTTCATCAGGAAGTTTTTGTAATACTTCCTATTCCTTGTGCCCACAAACTACCATCACAACACTTTATGCTATAGGTATGTTTGTCTTTGCATAAGCATCCCCTACGACTTCCCTTAGGGCTAGACCTACTTGGTGTTTTGTATCTATGTTTCATTTGTCGCTTTTTGGATGTCCTTTAGGTAATAAGTCATTATCACCTGTATATTTTTTGTTTTGTGGTCTGCCGTTCTTTACTAAATATAAATATGCATTTACTCTTGCAAATGCCCATTGACTTGGACTACTAACTCTTGGAGAGTGTGATACATTGAATGCACCAAGTCCCCTTTGAAATACAGCTTTTAATGTGCCTACGTTTACACCATATCCTAACTTGTCTTTATATCTTTCGTTAAAATCATCAGATTTCTTTTTTAAGGTAGCTTCATCTTGTTTTGATACTTTAGCACCTCTTGACGTGGAAGCATCTCCCTTAGCTGTTCCTTTACCCTTTGGAGATGGGTTAGGTGTTCTTGATTTAGGTGCTTTGGGAGATTTCTTAATTCCACCCCTTTCTCCTACTTCTGCCATTTTAACACATTTACCATTTTTCTTTTTATAACCTTTTGGACATTTATGGTAGGATAAATCTTTACTATGGAACTCACAAGGCATATACCAAGTTTGTCCTTCAAATTCGTGTTCGTGAAAACCTTCACAACCTAAATCTTTTGCAATCTTTAGTGCCATTTCTTTAGTAGAGTATGCTAGTCTATCCATAATAATAGCATAATCTTCATTGACTTTTACATCTGCAAGTTCTAATTGTCCAAGTTCTTTTAGCTTTGCTTCTGCATATCTTTTACCTGCTTTACCACCCCAAAGTAAATAAGATATTGTACCACACGCTTCTGTGTCGCTTTCATCATAGTACTCTTCAGCTCTTGACAAAAAAGAATACATACGTTTGATTGTGTTTTCACTTATTGGTTTTCCTTGTGCAAGTTGTTGTGCTCGTATCTTACCTACTTCTGTAGCACATTTGTTGTTTACTTTTTTATTTAAGTCTATACCTTTTTGTGCATTGTTCTTTACTGCATCAGGATAATCACTATAGCTTTCAAGCTCTATGACTTTACCATCTTTGGTTCTACCATCTTGTCTTACAATTCTTCTAATCATAGATAGTAGTTCTTCTGCTTCTTCTTCTTCAAAGTCGTTTAGAGATTCTTGTGGTCTTTCCATCTTATCTACAAAGTAACCTTCTATACTAAAACCTTTTACTTTGCCTGTCTTTACATAATCATCCCAAACTTCTTTGTTGTTTACTTTAACTACTCCCATCCAAGTACCTACAGGTACATCAAGATTGTATTTACGAGATTTATCATTTAACTCATCTTCTACAATCCAACTCTCAACTAAAGAAAGTCCTTGTAGTTTGTGATGGTGTTCAAGTGTGCTGTTGTTTTGATTACCACTTATAAGATACATTTCAGATGCTTTTCTTACTGTTTCTTTTGAGAAGTATATGTAGTATTCTTCTTCACCCCTTTTTCTGTATATTGGTTTGTTTGGTACAAGCAAAGCACCTATAAGTATTTGTTTATCTACTTGTGCAAGTTGTATTTCTTCTGACTTAAGTGCTACAAAATCTTCTTCTATTGCAGGATTCTCTACAATTGATATAGCTTCTATTCCTGATATTTCATTATCATCAAGTACAAGTTCTATAATCTTCATAATAGTATAACGTATTTGTAAAAGTTTTTACAAAAAAAAACCACCTTGATAGGTGGTTCTTATTGTAAGTATGACTATATTTATTTTTAGTAGTCGTCTGATAGTCTTTCTCCAAAACCATCGTATTCCTCTGTCGCATACCTTGACTTCTTGAATTTGTAGCGATTAGACCAGTAACATTCGTCACACCAATAACCTGTGCTGATGCCATACCAATCGTGTCTTTCGTGTCCTTCTCTATCACAACATCTGCAAGATACTACTTGAATGATTGAATGAGTCGCAAACGAGAACTCAAAATCCACGCAATCTACTGCGTCTTCTCGTGTGTAGAACTCTTCTTCTACCTTGTTAGTCTTGTCGTTAATAACTTGATATTTCATAAGATTAATTTTAAATTTAGACCAAGATAAATGAAATATTTGATATACACAAATGTTAATAATTCTACGAAGGTAATTTTATTCTAATAGCACTTCTCTTAATTTTAATATATACATACTCTAGAAAACAGAAAGTCGCTTAAACGCTTTCTAAATGCCTTTAAAATTGATTTTGTATTTCTATCCTAAAGAAGCACCATCTATAATATTTCTCTCCAAACTTTGTGCTGTGGTTACATCTTGTGATACTACAAATGCTTTTACTGGTTGTTGTTGTTGTCCTGTAATTGCTTCTGCAAGTTGATTAGTACCCCCTGCACCTACTATGTTAAATGCAGGTGGTGTTGAAGCTATACTTGGTGTTGGTGTAGCACCTCTACTTGATACAGTTACACTTGAAGGTGGTGTAGGGTCTTTTGTTGATGTAATAGCTTTTACATTAGCAAGTCCTGATGCTATTATACCAGCAGCACCAACAAATCCAAATATACCACCTTGTGCTAGTGCTTTATTAGCTCCTGCAAAAGTATCTCTAATAGCATTAGCTATAGCAATACCTTTTGCAAATTTTGAATTTTGTCCTACAAGAGCAATTGCACCATTAATACCTTGTTGTATTGCTTGTTTTTTAAAATCTTCTAATTCTTTTGTTCTTTTCTTTTCATCTTCAGCAGATTTCTTTTTAGCATCATCTATTTCTTTTAGTCTTGCTAATTCTTCTGCTTTAGCTTCATCTTCTAATCTTTTTTCTTCTGCTTTTTGTTCGTTTTTTAAAGCTATGGTTTGTGATGTAACTTCTTTTTGTTTTGTTAAACGTGCAGTTTCTAATTGTATTACTCTAGCTCTTAATTGTGCTTCTTCATCTAAATCAGCTTTTGTAGATTTACCCAAAGCATTCTCTTCTTCTTTAGCTTGTAATCTAAGTTTTGCTGCTTCTATTTCTTTATTTGTAATATCTGCTTCAATTTGTCCTGCTTCTTCCAAAAAACCTATTCTTTCTTCAATGGTAAACTTTTCTCTGTTTACAGCTTTTTCTAATGCATTTGCTCTATCTCTGTCTGCTTTAGCTCTCTGTACTAATAAATCTCTTTCTATTTTATCTGCTTCAGCTCTTTGGTCTGCTATTTCACCTGCTATCTTACCTTCCTCTACAGTTGCTTTTATAAATTCATTTGTTTTATCTATAGCTTGTTGAGTTTTATCTACAATATTCTCTACACCTAAAGTAACTTTAGCAGCAGCGTTTACTGCTACTTTACCTGCTTCTTTAAATTTACCTTGAAATAATAAACCAATAGCTTGTGCTAACTTAGGTACTAATTCTAATAATCCATTGAATCTATTTATCAAGTTTTCCTTAATTAGATTAGTAAAATCTGATAATGCTTTTTGTGGATTTGTAAATAATGTAATTAGCTTCTCACCTAAATCTGCAACTGCATCTAAAAATTGTCCTGTTACAGCACCAATAACACCCATAAGTTTTGCAAACTTGTTTTGTCCTTCTTCACTTCTAGTGAATGCTTGTCCTATAGCTGTAATGGCAATTAGCAAAGCTCCAATACCTGTAGCTGCTATCGCTACCTTTAAAGACTTAAAACCAAGTACTGCTTTCTTTACACTTTTTAAAATACCAGTAAAACCAGATATTGCACCACCTGTCATTTTATCAAGTGAATTAGTAAGTTCTCCTGTAGTTTCGTTTGTTGCTTCTACAGATTTGTTAACTTCTTTTATACTATCTACTGCTTCTTTAGAATCTGTTTCAAGTTGTATTACTATTTTTTCTGCCATCTCAATTCTTTTTTAATCTTTCTACCTGCACCCATTAATCCTTTAGGTAAGTGATATTTACCTTGTGCTATACGAATGTTTTCCGTTTCACCATTTGCTAGTTTTAGTAAATCTAAAATGTTTTGTATCATAAGTCATTAATTAATTCTAAGTTACTTTCACCTGTTAGTAAGTTTGTAGATATACTATTTATTTTATACTTGTTACCTGATATAATAAATCTATCACCCAATCCAAAGTTTAGTAGGATTCTCTGTGGTAAATATGCTTTTAGTTTTGTTAATCTTTGTTTTGGATTGAATATACTATTTATGTAGCTTAAATAAAATTCAGTAAACAAATCATTAGTAAAACTATTATCTCCTGTCCATTCACTTTTCTCTCTGTTAAAATTTAACTGACTTGTATTTGTACCTGAGTTATTGGATGGACTATTGAATGGTAAGTTTACGTTAGTTATTTGTTTATGACTACTTGCAACATTATCAGAATTTACAACATCTACAAAACTTATACCACCAGTATTGACTAACAAAGGATAAAATAATAAAGGTTCTCCTAAATATGCTTGTTGATTGCTATCTACGTTATATCCAATTTGAATATCTTTTGGTGTACCACCATTTACATCATTGAGTTTTTCAAACAACATATGTCCAAAAGGTGCTTCTACTTTATATAGTTGTCCTGCTATTTCAGTATCACCTGTAAATCTAAACTCTCCCCAATGTCTGTTATTTAATTCACCAAATTTATTTGCAAGAAAAGTTTTTGTGTCTTTGAATTTAAATATAAGTTCTCTATATGGTAAAGCTACATCTACTTTACTATTCTTAACATCTACAAATTCTGTAATATCAAATGTATTTGTGCTTGTATAAAAAGCATCTAAGGTTTGTACTTTTATTGTACCACTATCTTCAAAAGCAGTAAGATTAAATAGCTTAAATAAACCTGTAAGAAAATCTATAATTTTTATATCTGGTATTTGTCTTGATACATTAAAAGTAAAAGAACCACTTGTAGCAAATGTACCTGTTGAGAAATCTTTTGTAATTGTTGCTTCATCTGGTTCATCATAAGTTATTCTCCATACTATACTTGAAAAAGTTATACTTGATGAAGCTGTAATAAAAACATTGTATGCACCATTACCCATATCAAAATCTCCTGTATGTGCATTTATTTCTTTTGCAGTAGCAGTAATACCTGTTTCACTAAACACACTTACACCATCTTTTAGTATTTCTATATCGTAAGAAGTAGAACCAGACCTAACCAAGTCTAATTCAAACTCTGTAAAAAATTCACTTTCAGTACCGATTATATTTAAAGTTGTTGTAGTTATTTGTACTTCTCTTTCTGTGGTATCAGCAGTCCAACCATCTACCTGAGTTTCAAAATTACTTGTACTACCTGATAAATCTTCTACTGCACCACTTTTTCTGTGTAACCACATAAACAAATGGTCCATCTCTGTAATACTTGTGTTTTTAAAAAAATCTGTACTAAATGTTAAACCAAAATCTGTTTCTATTTGTTCTATAATTTTATTTACTCTTATTGCATATTTTAATTCGTTGAACTTTACTCCTTTGTTTGCACTTGCATCGTGTAAGTTTCCACTATCTGCTGTGTCTGTACCACTATCAAAAAACAATCTTTGGGAGTGTGTAATTAAAGGTACTATGATGTGGTTACTACTACTCTCTGCTGTAGTAAGTTTTGTTTCTATTGTGGAAGCATCATAATTTAAATCGTATGCTGTTAAAGTTAAATCTGAAAGTTTGGAATCACCAAGTTTGTCTTTTAAATCTACAGTACTACCAAAGAATGTAATTTTATAAGTATCTGGTTTGTTGTTTTTTAAATCAACACCTTCAAGTTTTACTTTACCACTTCTAAAAGGTAGATAGTTTAGTTCTATAGTTGCATCTACTTTTTTTCTACCATCAAAACCACCTACTATATCAAACTTGTAGTAGTGTTTAAATATTTTATTATTTGCTTTAGATGCAGGTACATTGAATGACTGACTAAAAGTTGTAAAAACTTTTTCAATGTCTTTTATGTTTTGTATGCTATCTGTAATGGTAACACTCTCATCTTTGAAAAGTTCTACTTGGTCTGTACCAATAAACAACTGTATTACTTGCATTATCTGATTGTGTTAATCTTATCAAAAGCATAATCAAATTCTATTGTGTATTGTACCAGTCTATCATTTAAAGTTGTCTTGTAAGTTACATTGCTTGTTTTTGGTATGATAGGTAGTACAAGTTCTCTGTCTGTAAGTTTTGTAAGAAATACTTGCTCTGATAACAAAAGTTGTTTTATTACTTCTTCATAGTCATCAGATAAATAACCTGTGTTAAGTGTGATGCTTTCTTTTCCTAATTTATCATATTGTGATACTTGTGGTTTGCTAACGACATATGAAGGAGTTTCTGTAGTAAAGTCAACAAGATTAGATTTAAAAGTTTGTCCAGTAGTATTTAAGCTCTCTATAGATTTTAAGCTAAAGTGTAAATCTTGTAAAGCACCAAACTTATTTACAAATGTAACTTTTATTGGAGTGTATTTTGTTTCTGGTTCTGTTTTTATCTTTATGACTTCTGTACCATTTTCTGAATTGACATACAACTCATCTACAAGTCCATCATCTATATCACAAAGAAAATCATCAAGTAAAGTATTATCTTCTAATGTACCACCATCAGCTAGTACCCTTTCTCTATAGTTGTCTGTGTTATCACTACCTGATACTGTAATGTAATCTATTTGTGCATTTGTGTTTGTAGAAGTAGATACTGATTGTGTTCTTTTTACTGTGCCTTCAAATAAAAATGTTACAGAATCTGTTATGCCTGTATATACTGGTACTCTTACATTCTCATCATTTAATCTAAATATGACTTTATTGGATTGTAGTGTACCCGTGTCTATTGTCTTAGCGTTTGTAGGATTTGCACCATCTTCATAATATCCATATCCATCAAAAGCTACAAAACCATTTGTATTGTCAGGTTTGACAGTTGCTGTAGCAGAACCACTTGAAACTGTAGTACTAATAATAGCGTTTACCCAAACCACTTGACTATCATAAGTACCATTGAATGTAATGTCTAAATAATCTCTTATAAGCTCTGCTACTTCAAAAACTATATATCCTGATGTAACTACACTTTTGGTTATTGTGTATTTAGGATTCGCTACAGAAGCATTCGCTACAAATGTACCTGTGTATATATAAAGGTTGAGTGTAGCAGTTGCAATATTTGTTTGTGCTACTTTTAAATAAAAAGGACTTCTTACGTTTATCTTAGTTGCCAATTGTACTACTTCTTAAAAATTCTTCTAAATCTAATCTATATGCTTTTACCATATCTTCTGGTAATTTATCAAATGCTTGTTCAAAACTCTTAGTAAAGAAGTTACTAGGTTTTATACCTTTATTGTATATGCTTCTTGCTAACAAGTATTGTAAACTCTTACGTTTTATAAATCTACCTTGTGCATCTCTTGTGCCTTTTATGTTTCTTCTTACCATCCACTTATCAAGAGCTTTGGGTGGTGGCATTTTATCTTTGTAACTAAATGGTGTATTGTATTTACGTTTCTTACCACTTACACCCCTGTCTTGATATATACCATATTCTTCCATAAAGAAGTTTAGTATAAATGCAGCAGCAGAAGTTGTAAGGTCATATCTTAAACTATTATACAAATCTTTACTAGCATTTTTCTTACCTTTTGTAAGTCGTGTTCTGGATTGTTGTATTACACGCTTTGCAAATTTGTTTAATATTTCTTCAGTATTGTTCAACATAAGTACAAGTCGTTGTGTATTGTTAAATCAAATGTAGATGCCCAACCACCAAGTTGGTTTTCAAATCTATCATAAAAAGGTTCACAGCTTGGTGTACCTAACAATTGATATTTATCAAAGTATGGTGTGCCTTGTCTTAGCAATCCAAACAATCTATTCTGTACAGCTAATTGTGTGTTGAGTACATCTTGTTCATTATTGTTTCCTACAAATATGTCTGTTACTTCGCTTTTGCTTAAATCTATAATATCCATAGAAAGTATTGTAATGTTGAATGTAAGTATTTGCTCTGCTATTGTAACATTGTTTATTATGATATGTGTCAAAGGGAATATGGTTTGTTTAGATAAATCTATTTCTGTCAAATCACCTGTGGTTACTGTGTTTACATTCTCATCTAACAAGAGTGTATCTTTAAGTGTTTGTGTTACTAAGTAATATGCTCTTACACCTTGATTAGCCATTTCTTCTAATTCTTTTCGTTTCTATTTCGTTTTTTTCTTTCATAAATTCTAAAGCATATAGACATTCGTGTACGTTTAGTTTAGTGATATCTTTAAATCGTGTAATATCTCCGTTAGCGAGTCCAAATACTGATTGATACCAACCCCATTTTTGTCCAAAGGTTGCAGCTCTTGAAAGGTCATCCCCTGTCTGTGTGTAGAGTGAATCATAACTTGACATAACTCCTTCCCTAAATTGTAAAAAAAAAGTATAGAACTCATAACTACGGATAACGGCATTTCCTTGTATTTAAGAGCGTTTCTCGGCTCGTA